CCATAAGGTCAACCTGTGGTGAAAAAGGTGCCCGGTCACGGGCGGCGGAAAGGAGGACTCCTGCCCGCCCGGGCTGCCGGTGTTTAGCGGATCGCCCACCGCCGGCTGGGGCGTCCTGGCTCATCGCGTTACGCGCCCCGCCAGGCTCGGGGGCTTACCACCAACGGTAATCAGCCGGTGTCAGAAGGGCACATCGTCTTCCCCCTCGCCCACCGTCAGCGGCTCGCTGGCATGGACCAGCGTGGCGTCAAAGGTCTGATGAATGGCCTGGCCTATTTCGTCCAGGACCGTAAAGCCGTTCTTGCTCGCCTCGGACAGCTCCTGGCTGCGGTAGTCATCCGCGCCATTGGCGACGTGGCGCCCATCGGGCAGGGCATAGACGGTCCGCGTCGCGTCCGATTCAACGACGGGCAGGGGGCAAAGAGCGTGAATCCACTGGTGCCACTGGCAGCCCGTGGGGACCACCTTGGCCGGGATCTCTTCCCCCGCCATGCTGCATAGCCAGTGGCTGCCCAGGTCCTCGCTGCGCAGATCAGGGGCGGAAAAGCGGCAGTTGCGGCAGTGGGCCACTGGCGGCAAGCGCTCGGTCCAGTAGACGGCAGCGGTGATAGGCGGCATCCACTTGGCCTCGTACCAGGACTTGTCCCGGTAGCTGCTGGCCGGCGGCTCAGGGGCTTCCAGCAAGCGTTGCGCCTTGGCCAACAGGCCATCCCAGGTCATGGGCTCGAAGCGCACCCGTTCGGCATGCAGCCGGCTGTCGTCCTTGCAATAGGCGACAAACAGCGCCCGCTCCATGCCGGACGCGCCCATGTAACACTGCAACTGGGCGTAATACTCCGGGCTCCACGCCTGGACGCCTTTCTTTTCCAACTCGGCGAAGCGCTTGCCGGACACCGACTTGGCCTCGAAGACATGCCAGGTCTTGGGCGCCTCGGGCACGCCATGAATGGCCCCGTCCATCGAGCCGCCGAAGTGGCCACCAAAGTAGCCAAAGCGGAACTGCTTGCCGTCCGGGTCAGTGGTGTGCAGCTCCACGCCGGGAATCTGCCGCAGGTAGCGCACGATCTCACCCTCAATTGCATCCCCCAGGCGAAAGATGCGCTCGGTGCGCGGGCTGTGCTCCTCCGGCAGGCAGCCGCGGAATTGCAGCCACAAGGTCCGGCTGTCGGTCTTGCCGATCTGCGACATGCCCAGGTGGCCACGCCCATGACGGGCGGCGATGGCGCGGGCAATGGCCGCGTCCAGGGCTGCCAGCACCGGGGGCGGCTCGGGGAAGAGGGGGGCGTCCGCCGGCAGGGGGGTGTCTTTGGTCCGCGCCGCGTCCAGGGTGCCGGGGGTAAACAAGCTGGTCACGACACCCGCCGAAGCTAAGGCCGTGGGTTCAGATACTGTGGTCATAATCACTCCTCACGATGTCCTTCCACCGGCTGGCCACGTCCACCGTGATCAGCCGCGGCTGGCGTAGCACTTCCTCGCCCTGATCAAGGTATAAAGCCGCTTGTTCCGGAGTCATGGGCGAGGTCCCGCGGGTCGTCAAGCCGGCCCATTCCAGAGCAGCCTTCTGCCCGGCATAACCCGGGCGACCGATCATCAGGTTGCGGTAGAAGGTCTCGAACAGCCCGCAGTGATAACTGAGGCGCAGATAGGATTGCCCGCTGGCCTGGCTGTAAGCCACGCGCCATGACAGACGTTCCACCTCGAAGTCCTGGAAACTGCGCTCGCTGGAGATCAGCCCGCCACGCTTGGCCTCGGCCTTGTGGCGGATAAACAGCCGGCCGCACTCCTCGCACTTGATCGCCGCGGTCGGGTTCTTGTGGCCGCAACCGCCGATGAACTGGCTGCTGGTCGGGTCCCAATCGCCACAGCGGCGATAGGGGGCCTCCTCCGGTTGCGCCCGTTTGGTCTGCCGTGGTTCCTTTTCATCGGCCTGATCCACCGGCCCCAGGCGTTCGATGTTGCCGCCGAAGTCGAGGATCAGGCAGTCGGTCTTGCCCGTGCTGGGCGACAGGCGCAGGCCGCGGCCCACCATCTGCACATAGAGGCTGGCGGAACGGGTCGGGCGCAACAGGACGATGCAATCGCAGCGCGGGCAATCCCAGCCCTCGGTCAGGACGCCGACATTGCATAGGGCGGGAAAAGCCCCGGCGGCAAAGTCTGTCAGCAGGCGCGCCCGCAATTCGGCCGTGGTCTCGCCACTCACGGCATGGGCTTCGATGCCTCGGCGCAACAGGGCCTCCTTCACCAGTCCGGCGTGGAGGATGCTGACGCAAAAGAACACGCTGGCCTTGCGCCCATGGGCATGCGCGGTCGCCTGCCATTCATCCAGGGCGGCATCGATGATGCCCTCGGCCGTGGCCCGCTCTTCCAATTGCCGCTCGTTAAAGTCACCCCCCAGGGTCTTGACGCCATCGGTGTCGATGGTCCCTGCCGCCGGGGCCAACGAGGTCAGCGTGGCCAGATAACCCTGCTTGATCAGGTCGAGCATGCCGACGTGATAGGCCAGGTCGGCGAAGGGCTTGCCGGGGCCATAGATGCGCCCCTGGCCCAAGCGGAACGGGGTGGCGGTGAAGCCAATCACCACCAGATCCTCATACTGTTCGCGCAGATCGGCGATCAGCTTGCGGTAGCGGCCCTCGTCCTTGACCGAGATCCGATGGGCCTCGTCGATGATCAGGAAGGTGAACTGCCCAAGGGCCTTGACCACCGGGGCAATGGTGTCGCGGCTGGCAATGGTGATCGGCCGCACTTCCCGGCGCCCCAGGCTGGCGGCATAGACCCCCACCGGGGCCGCGGGCCAGACGTGGCGCAGTTTGGCCTCCGCCTGGCTGATCAGCTCCTGGCGATGGGCGAGGATCAGCACCGACACCCCGGGATACTCGGCCAGCAGGCGCTTGATCAGGGCACAGAAGATGATGGTCTTGCCCGCCGCGGTCGGCAGGCACACCAGCGGGTCCTCGCCTTGACGCCCCGCCGCCCACCAGGCGAACAGGGCATCAATTGCGGCCTGTTGGTAGGGCCGCAGGTCCATCAACGTTCCCAGGGCCGCTTACTGGCACCACCGGCGGCCGGCTGCGCCTGGGGCGGTGGCATGTGCGCCGCCTGGGGCGGCGTGGGCGGCACAGCGGCCGCCGCGGGGGCGGGCGCCTGGGTATGGACCGGGGCGGCGTGAGCTGGCGCCACAGCGCCCGGCAGGGGCTTGTAAGCGCGGATGCGGTTGCTGTCCTGGTACTGCCCGGTCTTGTCCTTGTCGACCTTGACCACGCCGATGAACTCCCGCCCTTCCAGGTCGTGGAGCATGCCCATCGTCAGGCGCTCATTGCCGGTGTAGCCGCAGGCCATCACCCAGGCCTTCAGATCGCGTTGCGCGATCTGCACCACGGTCGGGTTGGTGTGCCCGACGTTGTACTGCTCGAAGATGCGTCGGTTGTCGTGGGTCCCGCCCAGGATCTGGTACTGGACCTTGATCATCCGGTTGCCGGCCTTGGAGTAGGTAGCCTCGGCGCCTACCGACTGCATCACATACTCGCCCGGCGGGACGGGCTCAAACGGGGCGGCCTCCTCAACAGAAGACAGGTCGATGTCCAGGTCGTTGGTGGCTTGGTTGGGGTCAGTGTAGTTGTAGTAGCTCATGGTCAGATCGCTCTTAGGGTTGCGTGGAAGTGTTGGCCGCGTCGTGATGGGCGGACCAGAAGAGTCCCCAGTCCAGCTCCATGCGGTCGGGGATGTTGAACCGGCGCTTGGCGTCAAACGCCGCCGAGCGCTGGGTGAAGAGCAGGCGCTTGCCGTAACTGCGGCCCTTGGCCTTGCCCTCGATACCGGGCAGGGGCTTGCCCTTGGAATCGGTGGGGGTCTCGACGCGGGTGTCCCAATTGGCGAACAGGACGTAATCGGCCCATTCGCGGAATAAGGGATCGGCGCGTTTGTCGAGCTTGAGCGAGTAGCGGTCATAGCTCTCATGCTCGGGATCGTTGAAAGCCTTGATCTGGGCATGGGCAACGACAATGATGTTCATGCCCTTGGCGTAGAGGGCATCCAAGGCCCGTAGCAATTGGCTGAACTTCTCCTGGGAATAAACCCAACCCTTGCCGTAGGGGATGCTCTCAATCGACGCCACGCGGTTTTCGATGCACACCGCATCGCGGGCGATCTGTTCCGCCCAATCGGCGGAATCAATCACCAGGGTCTTGAACTCATGCGGCTGGTCATAGAGGACGCCAATCGCCTCCATGATGTCGTTCCAGCTCTCCGGCATGGGGAATCGCGTCACGTCCAGGTGAGCGGTGCCATCCTCGGCGGCAAGGAAGATCGGCGCCGGGGCACAGGCGGCGAAGCTGGATTTGCCAATGCCGTCCACCCCGTAGATGACAATGCGCAGCGGGCGCTGCTGGCGGCCCGTCACCAGATTGCTCAGGCTCATGCGCGAAGTGTTCATGCCGCCTCCTTGAGCAATTCCACCTTGACGGCGGGCTTGGCCGGCTTGGTGACAATCGCCGGCAGGATGCGGCCATAGATGTCCGGGTGATCGTGGGCCAAAGCCTTGAGGCCGGAAACACTGATCTCCGGCTTCATGCGAATCACGGTGTCCATCACCTCGGCGCCTTCGCGGGCGATCAGCCCCAGACCATTGGGGACCAGGCTGCGGATCATTGCGGCGGTAGTGGTGATCTTGAAAAAGCCGGTCTTGGCGGTTTGACTGCCTTCGTCCTTCAGTCCGACGAGTTCAATCAGTTTGGTTTCACAGTCCAGGCGATAGGCGCGGGCTTCGTCCTCGCGGCGTTTGGCTTCCAACAGTTCCCAGGCGGCCTGGTCTTGCGGGGTCGGTGCGGGTTGGGTCATGTCAGCTCTCGGGTTTGGTCAGTGGTTGCCGGTTGGCGTGGTTGAAGAGTCGGGTGGCCCAGTGATCAAGCCGGCTGGCAAGCTGGCGGGCCTCTTCGGCGTTCAAGTGATAAAAGTCATCGTCAGTTAAACCGTGATCAGCGATGTAGCGCAGTTGAGTGAGGATGAACGGCTGGTGGGTCGCGCTCATTTCCAGTTCACCGGGATTGGGCTTTTCCAGGCCTTGGCCAGGATGCGCCGGCGCTCCTCGGCGCTGAGGCGTGATGGCAGGCTGGCGATGATGACGGGCCGCTGGTTATGCGCGTGGGCGGCCCAGATCCGGCAGCCGGCGGTGGCCAGGGTGCCGGCGGTGTCGCTGGTAAGGGTGGAGAGGTATTGTTGGTGATTCACTGTCAGTCTCCGGTGTTGTTAGAGATCAGCGTAGGCGCGATTGCGGTAGTCATAAGCCGCCAGTTCGTACACTTCATCGTCAAGCCGCGAGCGCTCAAGATCGGTTAAGCGCTTTTCAATCCAGTCCGCTTTGCGCCCGCAACTATCAAGCAATTCCCAATCAACCTCCCCTCCATCCTCGGGGTGATGCCATGTGGCATGGATGACGGGATAGAAGCTATGGACCCTGGCAATGGCCGGCAGTCCACCAAGAACGCGGATGGGATAGTCATGGCTCATCGCTTATACGTCGCCGCGTGGCGCCGATTGACGCGCCATGGCTTGCGGGCGAAATAGGGCAGGGCGTAGTCAGCTAGGCCGGCCATGGCGGCGAAGAGCAGGCACAAGCCGCCCACCAGGGCGCACATGGCAATGAGGATCTCGGTCATGGCAGCCGCTCCACAGCCTTGCGGCGGAAAGTGGCTTCATCCATGACGACGTTGCTCAAGCCCTTGAGCAGCTCTTTCAAAAGCAGCAGTTCGTCAAGGTCAAGACGGACGGCCTGCCCGTAGGCGTGGCCCGATTCCAGGTAAGCGATCAGGTCTTTGATGGTGTTGATGGCCATGGCTACAGACCCCGCAGGCTGGCGGACTTGCCGCCGCCGAAGTCGTGGCTCAGGGCTTCCTGGCTGATGCGGTTGTTCTCGACGTGCGCCCGGGAAAAGCGCAGGTTGCCAGCGACGATGCTGGCGTGATTGAAGGCCCGCTCGACAGTTAAGAGATCGTCGTTGTCAAGGTGAGCAAGCCAGTCCTTGAACGGCTGGCTGAAAAAGTACCCGTCCAGCTCACCGGGGCGAGCGGTCACGAGGTCTAAGCGGTAGTCGTCTTTTGCCATCGTCCTTCCCCTCCGCTGGCCGCCCTGGATGGGTGGCCTGTTGATGGGAAGTTTAGAATGCTTAACGCTTGCTTGTCAAGCATGCTAAACACGGCAGGCAAAAAAAGCCGACTAGCTTTCAGTCGGCCTTGTTCTGTGTCGTTTCAATGATTTGCTTGAATATCTGCTTGATCTCGGGCGGGGCTGACAGGATGGCCAGGTCGCCATTGTCATAGTCGATGGTGGGCGCGTTGCGCGCCAAGCGAGGGCCACGGCCGGTGATGAGCCAGCGGATCTCTAAGCCAAGGGCATCAGCAGCCATCACTAGATGCTCAGGCCGAATGTTCTTCACCAGGCCACTAACCCACTGATTTACCGCTGATCTGTCGATTCCGCACCGCCGAGCAAGTTCGGCCTGGGTCATCTTCAACTCTTCCAGGCGGTGGGCGATGCGTTCGCTAATGGTCTCGGCTTCCATGCCTCTAGCGTAGGCCGGTTGCGGTTGACTATGCTTGACTACGCCTGTTAAGCATGTTAAACCTATTGCATCATGACTAAGACAGACGCTATCAGCCACTTTGGCACTCAGGCCGCGCTGGCACGGGCGCTTGGCATCCATCGCGCCGCGATCAATGGCTGGGGTGAGCAAATCCCGATTGGTCGCCAGTATCAGATCGAGGTGCTTACCTGTGGGGCGCTTAAGGCCGACCGACAGCCGTCGGTTGCGCCGTGCCTGCATCACGCCCAAGCCGCCGCCTAACTTTTCCATGTCAACCCCCACCGCCCCAACCGCGCCAGCCAGTGATCGGCCCTGCGCTCAGGCGAGGATGCCTGTGGGGCGGTGGACTCTCTTCGGCCCGCACCATCCCCTTAATCCCGTCGCCCGGGCCACGAAGACACGGGCGACCCTTTCTCACTGCGCTCCCCTCAGTGGTTGGACCGGTTTTGCCATGCGCCGGGCCTTTTTTATTCCCCGGTAGCCGCTCATGGATAACGCCAAGCGCACCAGCACGGTTTCCGCCCGCATCCCTTCCGACCTGGAAGCGGCCCTGCAGCAAATGGCCCTGGCTGAACATA